ACGGTCTGGCAGGTTTGGTGCGTCGCCGGATTGAAGAAGTCAATCTGTTCTGCTCTACAGCGGCGGTAGCAGCACCCAAGACCACAGATCTGACTGCCACTCACAACACGCTGCTGAAAAAGGAGCCAGTGCCAGGTAGTGATTTAGAAGCCAACGAAAAATCAGAAATCGACAAGGGCAAGGTGTTCAAGGGTGCCAAGATCCTTGCCACGCAGGGCAAGCACACGCAGGTCGAGTTGCCTTACAGCCTTGGTATCTGGTGGCTGTTCAATGGTCACTGGGCTGAATTAGACGGTGAGGAGGACAAGCCGGAGCCTGCTGGTGATGGCAGCATCAACCTGGCAGTGCCTTACTTCAACCAAGTCGATAACTTCACCCAGGCGCAACGGACCTGCAACAGCTCAAGCTGTGCCATGTGCTTGGCATTCTTCATGCCAGGCAAGATCAAAGGTGATGATGACTACCTCCGCAAGCTGATCAATGGCGGGTATGGCGATACCACCGACCACGGCGCTCAAGGCAAACTGCTGGCGTCCTATGGATTGAAGTCAACCTGGCATACCAACCTGGGATTCGCCGACCTGGAGGCGGAGCTGAAGGCTGGGCGTCCTATCGTGATTGGTATCTTGCATCGCGGCAGTCTGTCTGCACCAACAGGCGGTCACATGCTGGTGGTGCGCGGCATGACAGCCAAAGGTGATTTCATCGTCAACGACCCTTACGGCAGCGTCAACGATGGCTACAGCGGATCGGTGATGCTGGGCAATCAGGCTGTGTATAGCCGTGCCATGCTGCAGAAGCGATGGCTGCCCGAGGGTGCAAAGTCAGGTTGGGGCAGGAAGTTCCAGCCCTAGCCCGTGCGCTTGCCTGACTGGCTCCACACCTTGAACCAACTGTTTTTGCGGGTGAACAAGCTGTCAGGCAGGCGTTCTTCTAGCTGTGCAATCGCTGCGCGATGATACGGATCCTTCTTGTCGAAGTGCTCAAAGAACTTGATCAGGCGTAGCTCCTTCACCGCCGTCTGGGGAACATAATCTTGAGACCTTGCAGCAGCAGTTGCACCCAGCTATTGGACCGCAGAGGTGACAAGGCAATGATTTCAGAGCCGGCGGCGACAACAACGCCAGCGACTGCGAGTTGTTCAGTGGTCATGCGAAAAGTGAGCAGACACCTCAGGCTAAGGCTTTGCTTCCAGTTTGGCTAACCGTTGCTCCATCTGGTTCAGCCTTCCAAATACCTCCCGGCGGTCTGACTTGAAATCGATGTGAAGTTCTTCCATCTTTGCGGCGACTGATTCTACCGCCATGGTTAAACGCAGCACAGAGTCGCGGCTTTCAACATTGCGCCGTGCGATGCCGGTGAACGCATACGCTGCCACACTGATGCTGGCACCCGTGATGGCAGCAAGGATTTCAACCACGACTAGGCTCTGGCTTCGCTCTCATTATGGCAACAGTGCCAGGCATTAGCCCTTGCCTTGACCGCGCATCTTCTTTCGCCCATGACTAGGCAGGCTGTGTTGCCCCTGTCCTTGACGGGTGCGCTTAGGCTTGCCGGGCTTGAACTCGATTCGCCCTAGCGCGGTTTTACTCTTGACCGCCATCACTCACCTCATCCGCCGGGAGCGGGGTGTTGCCGTCCTCCAACCAGCGCAGGTACGCCTGGTAGTCGGTGTTGGCGGGGTCAAAGGGGATGAAGGCGTTGTCGGTGAGGCGAATAACGATGCCTAAGCCAGCAACATCAGTGATTAGTTGATACATTTTACAGCTCCGAGTTTACAGACACAGTAATTGCACTTCCTGTCGTTTGATTCATCCAACTGCCGTCAACGGTTGGCGTTGTACCGCTGGTATTAAAACCCGCAGCAGTTGATGAAACCGTAGGAGCACTGCGTTTTGTAACAGAAAACATATGAGGATATGCTGCAGAGGAAACAAAGATATTTATGCTCTGGAAGTACCTCTGACACAACGCCAGCTCCTGCCCAAAGCTGCGCCGCTCGAACGGTGTGGCGACGGAGCCGGCTTCCAGTTGCACGCCGGTCAGGTAGAACGTGGCGCCGTTTGTGCCGACTACGCTGGTTGCGCCTGTGGCGGAGTTGAAGTTTGAACCAGCCCACGCTTCAGCGGTACCGCTGAAAGTCGATCCAACACCAAGGCCAAAAGCAAGGGCAAGGCCCAGTCCGTTTGTAGTCAGCCAAGTTCCTGATGTATCACCCTCAACAGTAATTGTTTTGTATTCCCATGTGTTTGCAGCAGAAATGGTGTAGGTAAACGGATAAGACCGTGTATTCCCAGAATTTCTCAAGGAACCACCGAAGGTACCTGTCAAAGAACTGCGAACCCAAAAGGACAACGTAACGGTTTGTGCATTGGCCGAACCCCATCCCAAATCAGAAACATTAAATCCTTCAAGTCGCTGTTGAAGCGTAAAAGCATCACCTGCCAGAACGCTGTACGCAGACGAGGAAACAACACCAAGGTAGTTTGTAAACCCGGCAGGTGGCGTAACTGCCCCAGAATTCTGTTGTACCGTGAGTTTGCTTGTTTGTGTGTTGTTGATTACCCAGCGATCAAGCGTGTACTCGTTGTTGGGCGTCACACTCGCCCCAGCATTGCGCTGGTCGATCCGCATGTCGCCGTTGATGATGCGGTTCCGGGTGCCAAACGGACCCCCATTGACCGAACTCAACTGAGCGGTAGCGGTGCCATCAGCAGCCAGCACAATCGCCGCCGATGCCGCAGAGGCGTGTTGCAGGTTGGAAACCTTAATCGTGCTCACGGTGTCACCTCCAGGTCAAGCAGTTGACGTAGTTCAGATACGGTAAGGCCAGCAGTTGCCAGCTTTTGCTCTGGAGTTGGTTCAGGCATCGGCTCCGGCTGCGGGCGACTTTGGATCTCTGCGATTTCCTCAGCAGTGAGCGGGATGATTTTCTGCTCGCCAGTGATGACGTTGACTTCAATGCGTTCCATGATCATCCCTCGTAGAGAATGTTGATCGACCCCGCATCAAAGGTGTCGGTGCCGTTGACGGTGGTAATGCGTACGCGGTCGAGGGTGTCGGAAAGGGTTTTGTTTCCACCACCAAATAAAGCATTTGTTGTCAACTGACTGCATGTGTGGCTAGATACCCAAAGGTTAGAACCTAAAGTAGTTATTATCATTTGCCCTGAAATTAACGAAGAAGCGGCTGTACTCCCCAAAATAAAACCTGCTGTACTATTATTTCCACCTGTGCTGCTTACATTGTTTACAGTAATGCCGGTTGAAACATACCCAGTCGTCTCAATACCTCCACTGTCACCAAGTTGAACCAAAGGATTGCTCGTCCCATTCGTACTCACCCCATTAAACATCACCGTAATCCGCTTCACCCAGCTCGGGATGCTGGTGAAATCAATACTGGTGCCGGAGGTGCTGTTCTGAGCGGTGGCAAGCGTCATCCGCCCGCGATCCGCAAAGCTCAGCGTTCCAGAGCCGTTGGTGACCAGTGCTTGATCTGCGCTGCCATTCCCCGTCGGAAGGACAAGGGTGTTGCTGCCAGCCACCGCCGGTGCGTCGATCTCGGTGTAGCCCGAGGTGCTGCCATTCAGACGTAAAGGACTCATGGGGTCACCTCTAGGGCGGCTTTGATGTCATCGGGTGTGGCAGCAGCGTTGATCTGCTCCTGCACCTGGGCGTATTTGTCGCGGATCAACTGACGGCCAGCTTCGGCTGCTTCAGCATCAGCACCAGGGATCTGCTTCATGATCACCTCATCGAGTGGGGCGAACTCCTCAGCACGTTGCTGACGGCGGATGGTGTGGCCGATCTCCTTGGCTTGATCTAGGTCAACTTCTATCGCTGCGCCATTAGCGACCCAGGCATTGCGGAAGAAGCGATCAGCAGGGATGGCGTCGTTTTCCACGATCTCGTAGGCCACGCCTTCAGGCACATCCTTAGCGGCGACTTCTTCGATGCTTAGCTCACCCGTGGGGATGATGACGCTGACGCCGCCTTCGTTGTTGGTGTAGATGATTTTCATGGTGTTACCTCAGCGGAAGATGGCGACGGAGACTTCAGGGCGGTCAAGAAGAAATGAGGCATTGTTACAATAAACGCGCACCGAACCAGTTGCTCTAAATGTAGTTGCCGAACCAGTTGCCGTTGATTGTGCATCTAAGTTTCCGCTAACAGCAACGGCGCAGAAGTTTGCATCTGCCAACGCCGTAGTGAAGTTCACCGTATAGTCGCCCGGTCCGTTATCCGTAATGCTGCTCACATTGCCGCTAGCGCGAATAGCAACCGTGCCAGTGCCATTGAAATTTACCCACGCCCTAGCGCCGTAGATCGGTGCCGACCCAGACTGTGCGCCATCAAGCTTGGCTGCGGTGATGTTGGCATCTGCCACCTTGGCCGTGGTGACCGCATTAGACGCCAGATCATCAGCAACGATGGAGGCGTCCGGCAACCCGCCTGCGCTGATGCCAGTGATTGTTCCAGAGCCAGCAATGGTGATAGGCATGATCAGACAATGACCCAAGATTGACCGGACGGCACAGTAACGGTGATGCCGCTATTGATGGTGATCGGCCCGGCACTCATGGCGTTCTTGTTTGTAGTCAGAGTGTAATTGGTAGTCACAGTCTGAGCATTTTCATAGAACACGTCATCCGTGCCGCCGCCAGTTGCACCACCACCAGCTGCCGCCCAACTCAGTGTGCCGGAGCCATTGCTGACCAGTGCATAGCCTGACACCGCCGCATCCGTTGACGGCAGCGTCCAGGTGATGTTGCTAGCAATATTTGCTGGACCTTGAAAGGCGACATAGTTTGAGCCGTTCGCAGTTGCTTCACCAAACCGCACATCGGTCTGATTGTCCATCAGCAGGTCGCCAGTCAGCGTCCCGCCAGTTGTCGGCAGACCAGTGCCTGTCGCCGCAATCGTGATGCTGCCGGAGCCGTTGGTGATTGATACGCCAGTGCCAGCCGTGAGCGTTGATTTGCTCAGCGTGTTGCCGGTGCTATTGCCGATCAGTAGCTGGCCATCGGTATAAGTCGTCTGACCGGTGCCACCGTCACCAACACCCAGCGTGCCCGTGATGCTGCTGGCACTGAGATCAACGGCTAGCTCGGTGGATTCGATCACCAGGCCGCCGTTGGCCTTCAGGTCAGCCGAGAATTGTGTGCCGACGAGATCCAGGCCATCACCAGCTGTGTAGGTGGTATCAGTGCTGGCAATGCTGATGCTGCCATCACCATTGGTGATCGAGATATTGCTGCCAGCGGTCAGCGTTGATTTAGCCAGCGTGCCATCAGTCTTGCCAATCAGCAGTTGACCGTCGGTGTAAGTGGTTTGCCCTGTGCCGCCATACAAAGTGCCGATCGTCGTGCCATTCCAGACGCCGGTGCCAATCGTGCCAACACTGGTCAGGCTGCTGCTGACAACACCGCTGCCGAGGCTGGTGGCATCCAACACTTTGGTGCCAGCGATCCGATACTCCTTGGCGCTGGCAATATTTAAGTGCTCGCTAAACGTCCACGCATCAGTGGCATCAATCCAGCTGATCGTCTTATCAGTAGTGCCCTTCAACGTGATGCCACCGCCATCAGCCGTCACATCTGATGGCGTGATGACCTTGCCGATGACGATGTTCTTGTCTTCAACGTCCAGCGTCTGGGTGTTGATGATTGTTTCGGTGCCGTTGACCGTCAGATCGCCCTGGATGATGACGTTGTTATCGAAAGTCGCGGCACCGGTTACGTCCAGCGTGCCGGGCACATCAATATTGCTTGTCCATTCAACACCTGTGCCAGCTGCATCGGTTTGCAATAATTGATATGCGGAACCATCAGCCAGCTTGCTGACAGCGATCTCAGCATTGCTAGCTACATCAGCATTGACGATCGGATAGGCGCTCAGCTCTGACCACGGCTCATAGCCAAGCGATGCCCATACGGTGCTGCCATCACCGATCTTGATCTTGCCAGTGTCTGACTCAATACCAATCTCACCAGCTAGCAGCGTAGGGTTGGCAGCAGTCCAGTTTGCAGCCGTGTCGCGCCGTTGCTTCTGAAGGGCGGTAAGCGTAATGCTCATGAGGCTCCGGGTGGACTCACCACATAGTCGCGAGCGGGGCTAGCAGAAGCCAAGCCTGCATCCAGAATATAGGCACGAACAGGTGCGGCGGCTGCTAAGCCAGCATCAAAAATAAGATCGCCAATATCAATCGGCACTGTCTCCAATTCGACCTCAACATCCCAGCGGTGACCTGCCACGTCTGTGATTGTTGGAGCGCCAGTGTATCGCCAAGCAAAATCACTAAGCAGCGGAATGGGTGGTGTGGTGTAGCCGTTCCAGATTTCACTGGATAGGAAGAAGATGTCGAAGCTACCGGAACGGTTGTCGTAATGGTTGCGGATCAGCGTGACATCCGCCTCCTCCAGCAGCCTGAAGGTGAGGCCAAGCGTCTGCGCGATCCGTCGGTTGCCGCGTCTGAAACCTGTTACCACACCAGACAACGCAACTTGCATCGCCATCGGCACTGCACCAGTTACGAAAGTGCGGGTGGATGGAACCAGCGCAGGGAAGGTGCTCATCAGATTGGCACCGATTCCAGCTCGATGGTGGTGTTGTAGCGCAAAGGCGAGGCGATCTCAACTCCGATCGGCTTGGCATAGCGCCATTCGTAATCAACCGCTGGTACTGGGATCGTGGTGTAACCAGCCCATACCTCGGCTGATAACGCAAAAGGTATCAAGGTGCCTTGCTGCGTTTCGTAGTGATCCAGCAACAGCTGCATCTCCGTCTCTGATAGATATTGATATCCAAGCTGTAGACGCTGCACGATCCGATCGCTGCCGTACTTGAACCGCACATTGGCGCCACTGACAGCCTCATAGGTGCCCTGCGGATAGTCGCCATAGCTCAGCGACCTGGTGCTCGGTGTCAGTGCAGGGAAGGTCGCCATCAGATCACCTCAAACGTCCCGTTCACCACTTCATTGCTGATGCGTGCAATATCGCTCCCATCCACTGGGAAGTGAGCCGCCTCAATCACGCTAATGCCATCGCTGCTGTGCTTCACATTTGTGATCTGATACCAGTCAGTCTCCTGTCGGTTATCGCCGCGGCTGTTGATCCGTTGCCGCTGCACCTCGATAATCTGCGTGGGGATCAGGCTGGTGGTCAGCAGCGGCGTAGAGAAGCTGATGCTATGAGTCGAAAATTTGCGCCGTGCCAGCTCATACTTGCCATAGACCGCAGCATGGGCAGCACTGGTGCAGAAGTCCGTCATGTCGAACTGCACAGTCGGCGCATTGCTGTCGGTGGTGGAGTAGCGAACGGTGGTGGTGCGCTGAATGCCGATGATCAACGGATCAGCCTCGCGCCAAACTAGAGAGATGTTGATTGGCCGCCGCTCATCCGCATCAACGTAGTTTTTCTGAAATGTGCCGGGAATGATGTTGGCCTCAGTGAAGGTGGCAGCAGCCGTGAGCGCCGTGGTCTTGATTGTGTTGCCTGCGCTCAAAGGCAGCAGCGGCTGCAAACTGTAGCGGCCATTGCTTGAGACAAAGGACAGCAGGAAGAACGGCGCAGTCTTGGCGATGTAGTCAATCGTATTGATCGATTGCTCGATGATGCCATTGAAAAACAAGCCAGTATTAGTGCAGAACGTCGCTAGTGTCTGCAAATTGCTCACATCAATCGGAGCGGCCAAGCTGGCAGTTGTAGCACCACTCACGCGTTTCATCAGCGTGAAGAGATACATTGCCAGATCAACAAACTGGTTGCTCGCTCCGGTCTGATAAACGCCACTTACCAGGCCGTTGCTGTACAAATCAACGGTGGTGCCATTTTGATAGAAGATCGATAGCTGCCGAGTGGTGGTTGGATAGGAACCAGAGCTAGGCTGATCGTAGATATTGCCATCAATCTCTAGGAACGTGATGTCGGCAAAATTGGTGAAGTCTGCCGAGCCGGGTGGCGCAGTTGGATCGACGTAGGAGCTGAGTTTCCATTCATATTGGATGCCATCTAGCGTGCCGGTATCTGCTGGCAGCGAGAGGTTGGCTTGATTGTCGACTGTGCCATTGCCGTAAAGCACAGTGAATGGGCCAGTTGAACCAAGATTGGCAAAAAATCCGGCTGCTTCTTTTACATAAACTGAGATACCAAAGTTGTCAATATAGCCAACAGGATTGCCACCAATAACTGTGCTGCCAGATAACACGGCATTATAAACAATAGTTAGCCCTGCTCCAGGTGTAACACCAAGGCCAGCCCAATAAGCAGACGTGATGTCCGCTCCGGTCTTGTTGTCAAAAACTTCAATGTCAAGCGATGCGTATTCAATCACAGAATTGTTGGTATCACCACTCCCTCGTGTGATTGCCTGGATCTTGTAAAAATAGGTCTCAACATCCGGGAATCGTTCTGTTGTTCCACTTGTCCCATATAGCTTGCCTAAATATGAATAGGCATTGAAGTCGCAAAAGATTTTGCCGGCACTAATCGGACAGACATTTTTGGCCGCTGCCATAGTCGCGACCGATGCGTAGTAATGCGTGAGCGTCAAGGTTCCGGCGCTGGAAAATGTCTGAATGCTTTGCGTGCCCACCCATGCTTGATATTTCACAGGAGAGCTAACCATCTGGCCTTGACTGATGGCATAGAGAAAACTGCCAACAAAATCATTCGAGCCAGTCTTCACAAGCGCAGGCTGAACCCATGTGCCGCCCACAGTGCCACTGCGTTTGCAGAACACAATCGGCACGGTATCACCAGCTGCCGCGATGTTCTGCTGTTTGCCTAGATCGGTTTGCGGCTTTTTGCTTTTCGTAACTGCAGCATCACTTCTAGTTGCTGTTGTACCCACTTCAGCTGGTGGCTGTTCCTTGGCCTTGTTACCGCCATAGGCAAAACGACCACTTAGAGAAACACGACCTCTAATCCCTTGAAAGATTGTGCCATGCGTGTAATTTCCTGGGGGCAGATTAGTGTATCCCATCAGTCCTGTCTCCGATATGCCCAGATTGCAGCGCCGATCACATCCATTCCAGCCAAGAACGTTCCGCCGCTAATGTTCTGAACGGCGCAGTGATCTTTTAGCTCCTCACCATCAGGCGTCACATACACCACTCGCTCATTCACTACCTTCATCGTGACACCTTCATGCGTCCCATGGTCGGCGCATGTCACCTTCAGGTCAATCCCTAAGACGGTTTCGCTCATTGCCCCGTCTGCCGGATCAGCATGTCTGCCGTGATTTTACGGGTCGGCACCTGCGGCTTCAACTTGTTGATCGCTGGATTAACGGTCCAACTGATGGCCTCATCGCTCAGGCTGGCCCCTTCAATACTGCCGATGTAACGACTGATCAGCTGGGCACTGGCGCCATGGAATGCATCCTCACCGGCATTTTGAATATAAAGCGATGCGATGATCAGGTTATCGTCTGCCATCGCAGCATCAGTGATGTCCACCAAGTCAGCGGTTGCAGCGATGTTGATGCTCAAATCGTTGATCGACGCAGCAGCTGTTGAGCCGAAACCCTCAACATCAAAGGCCAGGTAGATGTAACTGCCACCGACATCGCCATCTACGCTCAGCGTCTGTGCGACTTGGTAGAAGTTCTGCCATTGCCTAGTCGGAATCCTGAGGCCACTGCCAGGATCAATCACATTGTCTCGGTCAGAGTAATACTCCAAGAAACACATGATGTCGTAACTGGCCATTAGATCAGACCCAGCCCAGCACGCACGTTAATATCGCCTGCCAGAAGCGCCAGCGTCTGATCAACACCAGCCTGCACCGCACGGCTCAGATCCTGCGTGGTGACAAAGTTGGTGCCATTCATCTGCGTCACCGGTCCCGTCTGGATACTCACGTTGGCTGAGCTGGGCATCACCACGCCGCCCTCGGCAAAACGGGGAATCGCGTTACCACCACGCATTCCAGCCAGCCAGTTGTTCGCGAAGCCGGTGGCCTTGGATTGAGGCACGATGTATTCCGGTTCGCCACCTTCACCCACCATTGCCAGAGTTGGTCCGGACACCACGCCACCATCGGCAAACTTGGGGATATTAGGCAGAGGAAGTTGCGGGATCTGGGGCAGCTTGAGCGCAGCCAGTGCTCGGTTGGCACCGGCGATGATGCCATTGATGGCATTCACCACTGAGCTGATCGCGCTGCCAATACCGTTCAAGATGCCATTTACAATGCCCTTGATTGTGGTGGCAGCAGCCTCGAACGGAGCTTTAAGCACATTGCCAAGGCTTGACCAAGCCTGCTGTAGATTTTGGACATATTGAGAAAATAATTGCTTGCCCGGCTCTATAAAGTTAGTCTTTAGCCATTCCCATGCAGCCATAAATGGTTGTTTGATTAAATCAAATAGCTGCTTCCAGGGTTCCAGGAAAAATTGCACAAGTTGGCCAAAAGCATCAATGACTGGTTGAATAAAAGTTTCGTACAGTTTGCTACCTATTTCACCAAGAGTTGTCAAAAGGTTAGCGCCAGCCTGCTTAATCGCCTCCCAGGCTTGGGCAAACGCAGCTCCGATCTCGTTTCTGAATTTATAGCCGATAGCAATCAATGCGACAATCCCAGCGATAATGCCTACCGGACCTGTTAGCAGTGCAATAATCGGCGTGACAATCGGGGCCAATACAGTAAAAGCTGTTGCAAATGCGCCAATAGCAGAGGCTATTGGTGCTAACGCAATAGCCAATCCTCCTATGCCAACAATAAACGCCTTGACAGGCTCGGGCAAACCATTAAAAAATTTGATAACCTCTGCCAAGCCTTTTGCAAAGTTTGTGATGTGAGGCATCAAAGTAGTAAGGGCTTCATTGAATGGCCCCATAAATGCGCGGCCAACTTCATTGATTGAATCGTTCAGCTTGTCTGCGGATTGTGCCATTTGTGTGTCGATCGTCGCTGAATACTGCCCCAGTGCATCACGGCCCTGATTCAGCATCGGGATCAGATTGGCGCCTGATTTGCCAAATAGATCCATCGCCAGCGCAGTTTTCTGCGCACCATCAGGCATCTTGGCGAATCGATCAGCCACATCAAGCATGATCTGATCCATGCCTTTAATCTTGCCGCTGGCATCTGTCGAGCTGACGCCAATCGAACGGAGCGCCTCATTAGCCCTTGACGCTGGATCCACCACACCGCGGGCCAGCTTGCCCATCGCCTTGGCGACCTCATCCACGCTGCTGCCGGAATCCTCTGCCGCTGCCCCAAACTTGCTCAAGCTCTCAACACCGACGCCAGTGCGCTGACTCAGATCATTCAGGTTGTCGGCCGAATCAATAGCACGTTTGCCAAGGGCAGCCAAACCAGCAATACCAGCAGCAGGCACTAAACCGCTAAGCGCACCACCCAAGCCACCAGTGGCACCTTTCAATCGATTGAATGCTCCTTGCAAACCAGTAGCTTCTTTATCAACACGCTGCAGACTTTTCTCTAGCCCTGCGATCTGCGCGACGCCATCAACGCTGGCCTGAATTTTGACCGCTGCAGTCATATCGAGCGCCATGATCAGCCCTCCTTCTCGTGCATTGCAGCTAGGATTTCGCCCTCAATGATCTGCACGTCAGTGAGCATGGCGGCAGGATCGGGCACCTCATACAGTGTAAAGGTCCACGCCAACGCTGCATAGTCCAGGCCAACCAAACCGGCCGGCCCTGTACGCCATTGCGTCTGACACCTTAGGAACGCCTGCACTGCAGGCCACGCATCAGGTTCAACCTCGAAATACTCGGGCCGCGGCGTCAAATCAATCTCAAGGCCGAAGGCCGCTGCATCATCAAGGGTTTGATCGATAACGCCGCCCTTCACCCAATATCGGGCGGCGTCTCTCAGTTTTTTGCTTTTGTCCCGGTCAGACTGTCGAAATAGGCCACGATGATCGCCGCGGCCACCGTCGGGATGTCGAGCAGCTGTTGTTTGGTGGCTTGAGAAAATGGCACCTCATCGCCATCTGCATCCACCACGCCAGCCCAACCGACCAGCAGTTCATCAGCAATCGTCTGATCACTGATGCTGCCATCTACTGGCTCATTGCGCTCAGCAGCCTTGATGCGCACTTGAACCTCGGCCTGAATCTCATTGATCCGCCCCTGCGGCAATCGCTTGAACTCTGCATCGAATGTCTGCTTCTCAAACTTGCCGCCGTCGGCCGGCAGCTTCACGCTCACCGGCCATTTATAAGAACTAGATTGCTTGAGGACAAAAGACATTAGGTGTAGACAAGCTGCAGCTCATTATTGCCTGTGCTGGTCGGAACTGCAATAAACGGTATTGATAGCATATGGATGCCATCTTGATCTTCATAACTTGGATCAGCAATATCAATGCTTGTAGAGGTCAAAGTGATAATGTTGCCAGCAGTCTGCCCATGTTGGAATGTAAGGTTTCCTAGACTGCCTTCTGTGAGAGCTGAAGTGAAGAAGTTCTTTTGAGCCATGGTTGTGGCTTCTATCATCACAGTGCCAGAAACCGCGCGATTCGTAATCAGAACTTCCTTGCTACCGCCAACAAGTTCACGGTATAAAATTTCATTGCCTCCTTCAAGTTCAATCGATTGCAAGCTGCCTGCATAGCTAAGCAGCTGGAATCCAGTGGTGTTGCCATTCTTAAAAATCGATGGCGTTGCTTGATTGCTGTACGTTGCTGCAGGAGCAGCTGTATCAGTCGGCGTGTTGAAGATGCCTGTCATTGTGAATTCAAGACTTGGTATCTCTCCAACCTCGGCATTCAAGACATATGTCCCACGGCACCCCGTAACTTTGTGCAGAACGCCATCGATGTTGTAATAAATCGTGACACTGCTAAAGCTGCTGCTAACTGGTGCGTATGTGACTGAAACCCCGGCACTGATTGTTTCAGAATATCCACAGGCTTTCAAGGCTTTGCCATATGCTGGTGCTGTGCCAGCTGTGCCTGATGCGGCAAATTCAACCTTAAAGGTGACCTCGACCTTAACATTTGCCAAGAGTTGTTCAGAGGCTCCCAAGAAAGGGCGGATCAGTTCGCGATCAACCGTGTCACTCTGAACTGGAGTGATCGACAAATCAGAAACCAACACAGCGTCAGTGCCACCAGGAGTGGCATCCGTAGCGTAGGTTGCTTCAGTCTTGATCAGAATCAGGCGTTTGCGGCTCAGCAGTGCCATTGGAAGCGGCCTCGTTCATTGGTTGAGGTGCCGGCTCTGTCCGCTCAATGAGCTTTCGCTTGCCGGTTTTAGGGTTCAGCAGGTATGACCCACCTTGCCCATCGTATTCATCTTGCATTGTAGCTAGGTTCAGGTGGCCAGATTTGCGACACTGGTGCGATAGCGCACCAGGTACTCGCATACGATCACGCCAGAAGGTTGATCAGCCTCATCCAGCTTAAAGTCAACGTTCAGCGGTTGAATATCGATTGCATAGCCGCCCAACGTCAAATCAGCCATCAGCTTGCTATGGGCGCTTTCAACAATCGGATCGGCAACCTGATCAGGGATGTTGCCGCGCACAATCACCACCACACGGACCGTCAGGCTCCAGTCCAACGTTGGGAGGCTGGTGTTCTGAACAGCTGTATCACTGACGGGTTCAACCACAATCGCCGGCAGTTCACCTCGTGACAGTGGCTCAACACGGCTGCGATAGATCCTGTCACTCACACCTGTGGTGCCAGTCAAGGCTGCACGGATTGCAACAAGGATGTTTTCGCGCTTCGTGGTCATGTCTTCTGCAAGGCTATCTGCACGAACGAGCCATCACTGATCAGCATGGTCTCTCTCACTGTGTAGGAGACGCTATCCACTGTGATCGACCTGCCACGGAT